TTGGCTTTAAGACTCGTTACGGAATGGTTGAGAACCCATTCTCACAGGGAACAACACAGGGATCAGGAACACTTACTGTTAACGCAAACCGTTACTACAGAAGAGTATCTGTTACAAACCTTATGTAATTCGTATATTACAATTTCAAAACATTTAGGGAGATGTATTGCATCTCCTTTTTTTATGTGATATAATACGGTTGATAGAGGTTAGAACTAACCCTTCCTCTATCATGTCCAATTATACATTCTCAAATGCCGAAAGACAAAGAGCTTGTTAGTATTATTGACTCCTACAATGATAGGGTTGATGATGATCGATATGCTCGTTTATCCTCTTATGGAGTCATTGGGTCTGCGGATCCAAACTTACCTCGTGCGGAGGATCTCATATTTCAATATATGAAAGATCCACTATCTCTTGCGGGGCAAACAGTAACATGCACTGCTACTGTTGGGTCACAGTATGGTGATCCTTCATACAACAGAACAAAAGACATAGATTTGTTCAGATGTGAAAAAAATATTGAAGAAAAACAAGGTTTTTCTTATGCTGCAGCGGGTGTTGGTTCTGCGTGGGTCAGACCTAACATTGAAAAATGTATTAACACTCAGAGTGGGCATCGCTCAACTAAACTCTACGCTGTTACTAATGATCCAAACGCAAGGATTAACTTACAACTTCACTTTCATGATCCAATGAATAGTGAAGAAGAACAGATTCGTATAGAATCTGACGATCATTTTACTGATGCTGCTGATAGAAAAAGTCAGACAGGAACAGATAAGTTCAAATCAGCATACTATGCTGGAAGGTCATGGGCAAAAGACATACATAAATTTCTTTTACCTTTTGATATTGGTATTGCAGGCACTTTGGATGGTGCGAAATACGACTTACCCTCACATTCATACTTATCCACTGCTAGAAAAAAAGCAGGAGATGGTAATGTTAGAAGATATCTTGAATCATTTCTTAACCATGGAAATGAAAAACTTATTCAAGCATCTTGTGTATTAGCAGGAGCATTGTTCTTAAAACAATTCTCTCCACAAATCGGAAAAATAGATGAACTCAACGGAGTTGATTCATTTGACTTAATGATGAAGTGGTGGTTTAAAGAGTATGGGCCTCTTTATAGTGACTTAGATCCAGATAAAAGATGTTGTCTTCAACAAGATATCATTGATGGTGGTGGATTATACAAGGGAAACGAACCCTCTATATCTAGATTTGTTTTCTTGTATAATGATTTTGTAAGATTAAAATGCAAAAAATTTGGCTGGAAAATCAATGGTAATTCTGTCACTGCTATTCCATTTTTAGGTTCTGATGACAAAAACAAAGATACTGGTTGGAATGATTTTCTTTCAAAATCAAATCATCTAATTAGACCTATATTACATGATATTGCTACTAAACAGTTCTTTTAAATACAAATAAAAAGAAAAGATCATAGAGACCCGAAAGGGTCTCTTTTTTTGTGTCTAAATAGTAACATGGACGATAAAGAAGCCGCAAAACTTATTATCAAAAGATCAAAGAAAAATCCAATTTTATACTCACCCGCTGAGATTCTTTATGTTAAAAGAATCAAAAAATTGCAAAAAGTAAATGACTGATTCAGTATCACCCTTTGACAAACAGATAGCCAACAGGAACTACATGTCTCCTCTTGGTTTTAAATTAGTTTTAACAAAAACTCCAAAGGTTGATTTTCTTTGCCAATCTGCGAACATACCTCAAATAAGCATGGGAACTGCTGTTCAACCCACTTATTTGAAGGATATTCCTGTGCCTGGAGATAAAGTTTTATATGATGATTTAACCGTTCGTTTTATAGTAGATGAAAAGATGGAGAACTATCTTGCAATCTACAAGTGGATTACAGGCCTTGGATTTCCAGAAAATCTAGGTCAATTTGATCAACTAAGAAAAGATGATAACAGAACTGATCGCTTAATTGGAGACGATGGAGATCCTCGTTACTTTGAATTTTCAGATGCAACACTACAAGTTTTAAACAGTAATTACAAACCAAGTGTTTTGATTAACTTCAAGGATGCATTTCCAATATCACTTTCAACTTTAGACTTTGATGTCACAACTCGTGATTATAATTACTTTACAGCAGAGGTAAGTTTCAAGTATACCATCTTTAATATCACTGATCCAAATAATGTCAGACTAGACAACTATTTAAAAAGATAATTTTACATGATAAATCTTGATAAGATTCAGTCCATGTGGCAAGAGGACTGTAAGATTGATATTGATAACATGCATGAAGAATCAATTAAGATTCCTCAATTGCATTCCAAATATCATGAGATATTAAACAATTTAATTTTGTTACGAACAAAAGCTCAAAAGATACAAAAGAGTGTTCGTCATGAAAGATATGAATACTATTCTGGAAAGTCAGATCCAGAAGTGTATGAAAGAGAACCATTTCCAAAGAAAGTTAGAGATAAAGACGCACTAATTAGATATATGGATGCTGATGATCGAGTATCAGATGCGAATCTAAAAGTTGAATACTATGATGTAATGATAAATTATACAGAGAGTATTCTCAAACAGATATCGAATCGCACATATCAAATCAAAAATTCAATTGAATGGCATAAATTCCAAGCTGGATTTACATGACCCACTTAATTATCAAAAAGAAAAATGAAGTATTTGTTACGATAGAATCGGAACAATATGTGTATCATGAACTTTCAGATCATTTTACATTTGAAGTTCCTGGCGCCAAGTTTATGCCACAGTATCGTAATAAGTATTGGGATGGAAAGATAAGACTCTATGATATGAGAAGAAATGAAATATATGCTGGCCTTGTAGATCGAGTCATATCATTTTGTAATCGAAAAGATTACACATATGAGTTTGAAGGTAGTAAATTTTATGGACTACCACTTGAAGAGAATGAAATGATATCACCAGAAGGTATCACAGATTATGTGAGAAGTATATCAAAACACAAACCCAGACCATATCAGATCATGGGTATTCATGATGCACTGAGACATAATCGAAAGTTATTACTATCTCCGACTGCATCTGGCAAATCATTAATGATCTATGCTATCACAAGATATCATGTTGAAAACAATCGCAGAATATTAATTGTAGTGCCAACTACATCTCTTGTTGAACAGATGTATAAGGACTTTGAAGATTATGGTTGGGATGTTGAAAAATATTGTCATCGTGTTTATGCTGGAAGAGATAAGACCAGTGACTATGATGTTACAATTACTACATGGCAATCAATTTATAAATTGGATCGAAAGTATTTTAATGATTTTGATGTAGTTATTGGTGATGAAGCACATCTATTCAAGTCAAGATCTCTCGTCAGTATCATGTCAAAGTTGCATGATTGTAAATATCGATACGGTTTTACAGGAACACTTGATGGCACACAGACACATAAGTGGGTATTGGAAGGATTATTTGGGCCTACCTATAAAATTATTCGCACAGATGAATTGATGGAAAAAGGATATCTATCAAAATTAAATATCAAAGTTCTAACTCTCAAACATCCAGCAAGAAAATTTGCAAACTATGAAGATGAAATACAATATCTAATCACACATACACAGAGAAATAACTTTATCAAGAATCTAGCCCTAGATCAAAAAGGTAATACATTAATATTATATACAAGAGTTGAGACACATGGGTTGCCTCTCTTTGATCTCATAAATAGTAGTAAGGAAGAAAATAGAAAATGTTTCTTTGTTCACGGAGGAGTTGATACTGAGGATCGAGAGCAAGTTCGCACAATCACAGAGAAAGAAGAAAATGCAATTATCATTGCCTCATACGGCACCTTCTCAACAGGAATTAACATTAAAAATCTTCATAACGTCATATTCGCATCACCAAACAAATCAAAAATCAGAAACTTACAAAGCATAGGTCGAGTTTTAAGAAAGGGTGACAACAAAATCAAAGCAACTTTATTTGATATTGCTGACGATATTACATACGGATCCTCTAAAAACTATACATTAAATCATATGATGGAGAGAGTTAAAATTTATAACGAAGAAAACTTTAACTATGAAATGCTCACTATACCTTTAAAAAAATGTCAGATAAATTTTTAGCAGTTATAAAATTAAAAACAAGCGAAGAAGTTCTTGCAAAAATTGATGTCGCTCCAGAGGGAGATGTATTATCTCTAGACTGCCCTGCAATGATCGGAGAATCATCATTCACTCGAAAGCCTGGTATAAGTATTGTCAAAATCGAACCTTGGAT